CCGAAGAGCAGATCAAGACCCTCGAAGCTCGGGACCATGTCCCCTACACGCATTGGGCGAATATCGAGGTTCTCAGGCTCACCCCCGGGAAGTCTGTCGAGTTCGCCACTGTCCGGCGAGACATCCTCCATCTCTCGACCGAAGTGCAAATCAAGAAGCTCGCGGTCGATCGGTGGCAAGCCAATCAGCTTTCTCAGGAGCTAGCCGGCGAAGGCGTCGAGATCGTCAAGCTCGGGCAAGGCTACGGCTCGCTCTCCGAGCCCTCGAAGTTTCTGGAGAAGATCGTCGCGGAGCGTCGCTTCATTCACGGCGGCAATCCGCTCTCCGCGTGGCAAGCGAGTTGCTGCGTCGTCGCTCGCGACGCAGCCGGGAACATCAAGCCGGCCAAAGACAAGAGCCGGGGTCGCATTGACGGGATATTCGCGCTCGTCAACGCGATCGGAAGCTGGCTCGAAGAGGTCAAGGAAGACGAACTGGACTGGACCCTCTCGACGATCTAGCGGCGTTTTCTTGCCCGCTTTGTTGCCCCGGGTCGACAATCGCCGCATGCGGCCAGGACCGTCCCCTCCCATCGCGAGCGCAAGCATGCCGTCCGACATCAAAACGTGGAGCATCGGCGAGATCGCGACTCAGCAGCGCGCCACCGACGTCTGGATCTGGAAGGATCTCGGGGTTCATCCCGCGAAAGGCAAGCCAAGCGACCCGGTCGTCGCGATGGCTTGCATGTCGATCCTCGCTTGCGTCCGCGTGATCTCCGAGACCGTCGCCAGTCTCCCGATCGAGGTCTACCGCATCGACGATCGGTCGAAGAAGCGAGCCAGGAAGCATCCGCTCTACCGACTGCTGAACGTCTCCCCTTCCCCGAACGTGACCGCGTTCTCGTGGGTCGAGACGTTGGTCGCGTGGGTCTGCGTGTGGGGCAATGCGTACTGCGAGATCGTCCGCAGCCGCGGCGTCGTCCTCCGACTCGTGCCGATGCACCCGTCTCGCATGCGCGTCGAGGAGACTGCCGAAGGCGTGATCCGCTACGCCTACGACAACCCCAACACCGGCAAAGACGAGTTCTTCACGCCCGACCAGATCCTTCACTTCAAGTGGCTCTCGAACGATGGCGGCTTGACGGGGATGGTTCCCGCGGAGCTTATGTCAGAAGCGATCGAGCTAGCACGCGCGTGCGATCTCCGGGCGATCGCGACTGCCAAGAACGGCGCGAGTCCCTCGATCGTTCTCGAAACCGAGAACAGCGTCCCCGAGCCGGTGCAAGAGAAGCTCCGCGACCAGTGGCGGCAGATCTACGGCGGCGTAATGAACGCCGGCAAGACCGCGATCTTGCCCAACGGGCTCAAGGCTCACGAGCTTGGGCGATCGAACCGCGACAACGAACTGAACGCGACCCGAGAATCGCAACTCCGCGAGATCGCCAGGATCTACCGCGTCCCGCCCTCGCAGCTTGGGCTCTCCGGCGGCGCTCCGCAGCGGAACCCGGAGATCGCCGGCATCGAGCTTCTCCGGTCGTGCGCCGGCCCGTGGATCCTCCGGCTCGAAAAGGAGATCGAGCTAAAGCTGTTCGACGAGGACGACGAGCACACTCCCGAGTTCGACGTCCGGGCGATCCTTCGCACCGACTCCGCGTCCCGCTCTCGCATGATGACGACGGAGATCCAGCTTGGTCTCGCCACCATCAACGAAGGCCGAGTCTCCGAAGGCCGGCCGCCGGTCGAGGGCGGCGACACGGTGCTCCTCTCCCACAACTTCAACACGCTCGAAGCCCTTCTCGCCGCCGCGGAAGCCGCTGCCAAGCAGGCCGCCAACCCGCCCCAAGGCGGCCCGGAGGGAGCGATCCCGGGGCTCCCCGGCCGCCGCCAGCCTCCCGGCCGCCGCACCCCGGGCAAGAACGCTCCGGACGACCCGGATCCGGCGGGGCAGCAAGTCCTCTCCGGCGGAGTCGCCAGCGCAGCGAAGAAGGCGAAGCGTCTCTCGAAGAGAGCGCTGAACCCATGCGGCCAGGAAGGCGACGGGACGTTCGACACCGGCAATACCTGCGCCGCCGGCGACGGGTCTAGCTCCGGCTCGGGCGAGAAGAGCGAGAAGAGCGACAAGAGCGACAAGAGCGCGAAGGTCGCCGCCAGCAAGGCCGCGCGAGCCGCGAAGGAAGAGGCGATCAAGCGCAAAGCCGGCCGCGAGTCGGGGCACACCGGCGACGCACTCGCCGCCGCCGCGCACAAGCACATTTTCGAGGCCGGCGGGCACCCCGGCGATCTCTTGAAGTCCGTCGGCTGGCTCGGTTCCGACGACGACCGAACGATCCTCGAAGCCGACATCGAGCGAGCCTCGAAGTCGCTCACCGACAACCAGAAGAAAGCGCTCTCGGCGTCCATTGCCGGCATCGCGGCGGCGATGAAGCAGTTCCCGCTGACGTCGGACGTCTCGGTTCGCGTCTCGACGGTCGCAGAAGAGAAAGAGAAGGTCGAGCGAGACTTCCGCGACATGCACGAGATCTTGCTCAAAGACAAGTCGTGGTCGAAAGAGAAGTTCGACGAGGAGCTAGCGAAGGAGATCGACGCTTCCGGCGCCGGCGGAGTCGCCGGCTACTACAAGCCGCACGAGGACACCATCACCATCGTCGCCGACGTCGTTTCGAGTGCCGACGACGCAAAGACCCGCTACGTCTCGAAGGTCTTGTCTTCGCCTTCGCAGCTTCATACCGGATTCCACGAAACCGTTCATGCCGCCCATTGGAAGGCAGTCAGGAATCGCAACTCGCTTCCTCCGAACGGAGCGCTCAACCAAGAGCAGTTCCGAAAGGTGGTCATGTCCATGAACGTCTACGCCGAAGACGCTTCTGTGTTGCTGGCGATCATTGGCGAGAAGCGTATCGCGGACACGGTCAGCAAGTACGCGACAACGAACGAGCGCGAGCTTGCCGCCGAGTACGTCACTGGCGTCGCTCTCGGCGGTGTCAAGCGAGATCCGGAATTGGATTCCGTCATGGATCTCTTGCACGCTCCAGCCGCGAAGCCCCCAAAGGTCACCGGCGAAAAAACCATCGGACTCCGGGAGATCCTCCGCTCATGACGTTCATCGTCCCCGAAAAAGGCGAATCGATCGCCGAAATGCGAAAGAAGCTCGCGGCCTTCGAGGCTCGCCGTCTCGGCTTCGGCCCCGACGGCGTTGTCGAGTCGCGTTCCCTGAACCCCTGCGGACAAGACCCCGACGGGCGCTTCGGTCTCGGGAACACCTGCGCCGCGGCCGACTCCGACGCCGGCGGCGGGGGATCTGCCGTTCCTCCCGGACGAGTCCCGTCGTCGAAGTACGGCATGAAGTTCAAGGCCGAGAACGAGAAGGTCGTCGCGAAGGCCAGGACGCTCTCCGATGCAAAGTGGAACACGCTCCCCGTCGAAACTCTGCCCTTTGGTTCCGAGCTTCAAGCGAACGAAGAACTGTTGAAGACGAAGCCGATCGACAAGGTCGTCAGCGGCAAAGATTCCTTCCGCGAAGGTTACGTCACGAAGCTGTTCCGCGACGGCGACGGAAAGCTCCATATCGTCGACGGGCATCACCGCGTCGCCATGTATCACGCGCTCGGCAAGGACATGCCGGTCAGGATCATCGACGCCGCGATGACCGACAAGCTGCTCGCCGAACAAAAGGGCGAGCGAATCGACACGATCGCCGACATCCTCTCGAAGCCCGAGAACGCCGACGGATTCACCGTCGACCCCGTCTTTTTTCAAGCTCCGAAGGACGGGATCATGGTCTCCCTCAATCCGGAGCAGACAACGGTCAGCGCTCGCGACGTCGCCGACGGAAAGGCCGACGGCACGATCGGTGACTGGTTCGACAAGTACGCCGCGCAACTCGACGGAAACGACAAGACGAAGTTCATCGGCGGCTGGCTCGACGGCGGGCAGTTCTATCTCGACGTCGCCACCCGGTACGAACACGGCGACGTCGAGAAGGCACTCGAAGACGCACGCGATGCTCGGCAGCTAGCGGTCTTCAACATGTCGACGTTCAACGACACTTTCGTCCACTACTCCGACAACGATCCCCGAAAGCCCGAGGACTATGACACGAAGCGGGCCAACTGGCTTGCGGCAAAGGGCTTCACCGAACAGACTTATTCCCTAGGACGTACTACAGTTAGGTCGATTCATCACCCAAGAAACGGAGCGAGACATGGCTCTCGTGCGATTCCAACTCCCGGGGAACACCCCGAAGGAGAAGTTCATCGCGGCCATGAAGGAAATGGCCGCCAGGGCTCTCAAGGCCGAAGCGGAAAAGGCGAAGAAGCCCGCTCCCTGAACCCCTGCGGGCAGGACTCGAAGGGGCGATTCGGGATCGGGAACACCTGCGCCGCTTCCACCGGCGGATCCGCTGCCGACACCGGCTTCGACGCGACGCCGGCGAAGGACGAGTCAGGGCATACCGGCGAGACCGAAGTCCGATCGGCCTACGAAGCCATCTTCGAGAACGGCACCCCGCCGTCCGAGATTCTCGCGGCCTACGGCTGGAAGGGCGACGGGACGGAGCTAGACAAGGATCTCACGGGCGTCTGCGAGTCGGCCGGGTGCAGCGACGCACAGAAGCAGTCCGTCGCCGGCTTCGTCGTCGGCATCGGGCGAGCGATCCAAGACTTCCCCGAAATCGCCGACGTCTCGGTCCGCGCTACGTCGAGGAATATCGAGTCCGATCTCGCCGAGCAGCGATTCCGGGCGGCATACGGAGACCGGATCGCGTCTCCGGAAAACCCGCTGGGAGTGACCCAAGAAGAGTTCGACGCCGCGGTCGCCGAAGCCCGGCAGCAGGCCGCGAGTCCGGTCGCCTTCTACAACGCCAAGACAGACGAGATCGCGATCATCACCGACAACGCACCAACACAGAAGAAGATGCTCACGCAGTTCGCGAGCCAGTCGTTTTCTTCGCCGTCGCTCATGCACGCCGGCTATCACGAAGCGGCTCACTGCGCTCACGCCAAGAGCATGCGGAGAGAGTTCGGCATCCCGCCCACCGGCCCGATCTCGGACCTTCGCGCTCAGGAGTATCTGGACGGTCGGGACCAGTTGCTCTTCAAGCTAGCCTCGCAAGTCCTGCTCGCTCCCGACTTGTTCGAGATCACCAAGGGCACCGGCGGCAAGGCCGGGGACAAGGTGACGCAGAGGATCGCCTCCCGCGTCAGCGTCTACGGCGCCTCGAACCCCCTCGAAACAGTCGCGGAGTATCTGTCCGGAGTAGCGCTCGGCGGCATCAAGCGAGACACCGGCATCGAGCAGATCCTCGACATCATCAAGTCGCCGGCACCGGCGGCCCCGCGAGCAGTTGGTGCCCAGACGGCAGAGATCGCCCAGGATCGAGAGGACTTCAATAACGAGCTTCCATGATTGTTTACCCCGGCACACTTTCCGATCCGCAGCAGATCCAGCGATCCATCGCTGGCGCCGGGCTGGCGCTCGGACTTCCGAGACCAGCAGCTAGCTTCTCGGATCTGTTCGAGGCCGCCGGCCGGGGGATGCAATCCCGCTCCCTGAATCCCTGCGGTCAGGTCGCCGGCGGCTTGTTCGGGCCGGGGAACACCTGCGCCGCCGGCGGGGACTGGACCGGCGGCAAGCCATTGACGGAGATCCACGAGAACGACATCGGGCCGCCACTCCCGAACGAAGCAACGTGGCAATCTGACCCGGACGGACTGTCCGCGGTCATGGGCGAGCGATCGCGGCGGGGGAAGGCATGGGAATCCGCCATGCTTGCTGCGCTCTCCGAAGGCACGATGACGGCAGAGCAAGCGATCGAGAAGGGGCTCTCGAAGCGACACGCCGAGAAGTTCGTCACCCTCCCCGAGACGCTCTTCCATGTCACCGTCGCCGGCGACAAGGTCGCGAGCGACGGTCTCAAGACGCCGTACCAGCGGGGCGGGGGCGGCGAAGGGCTCGGCGGCGGCGACGAGCATGCCATCTCTCTGACAACGTCGGAGCGGGTCGCCCGCGGCATCTTCGAGGGGATGCTCGAAGCGAAAGACGTCGTCGAGGGGAAGATCAAGCCGGCAGACATGATCGCCGAGGCGACGGCGGGGGGATGGTTATCGGAGCTAGAGAAGTGGTCGGAAGGGCGATACGGTCGCTCACTCGCCGATCTCTACGGCGGCGACCCGCGGGTCTCCGTCGAGACCCCGAAGGACGCTCCGGGAAGATCCGCCGGCTACGCCCCGCAGTCGTCGGTCGATTCATCGTGGAAGCCGATTGGCTCCCCCCTCACCGGCGCTGACGGCGTCCAGCGGTGGAATCGGTGGGGTCGCCCGGCAACCCCGTCCGAGGCGAGAGAGCAAGCCTTCGAGTTGTACCGCTCCCACTCGCTCCAGCGCGAAGCCGTGACCGGGAAGTACGACCCGTTCTTCGCTTTCAACGATCTCGACGCCTTCGCCGCGATCCCCCGCGACCAGATCCGGGTCTTCAAAGCGACCCCGGCTTCCCCGGAAGCCAAGGGCGAGAAGCGAAACCCCGTCGAGGCGGAGTACCGGATCGCGTCCGGCAAAGCAGTCAAGCTAGAACCATGGGGCGGCCAATGAACATGCTCGACATGGGGGCGATCCTCTCGCGTGCCGGCGAGAAAGACGCGATGCTCGCAGCCGGCATGTCGCCGAACGAGATCCTTCTCCGCGACCAGTCGTCCGGCTCTCGCGCCCTGAACCCCTGCGGTCAGGTCGCCGGCGGATTGTTCGGACCGGGGAACACCTGCGCGGCGAGCGACGGGGATGCCGGGGGCGGGGGCGGCGAGCCCGAAGACACGCCGGAAGGCAGCATGCCGACGTCCGCGGCGAACTGCCCGCCGGTCTGCGAGATGCTCACGCCGGTCGAAGACGGCGGCACGCTCAAGCTCCCTGCAAACGACCGTCCTTTCATCGAAGCGGTCGACTGGAGCGCCGCCAGGAGCGCCGACGACGAAGTCCTCGAAGCGATCCGCGCCTACACGGGCGACCAGTACGAATCCGCCAACAACGCCGCCAGAGACGGTAGCCTCGATCACGTTCTCGTCACTGGAAACAACCTCGACGAAGCCGATCCCGACGACATTCTCCACAAGTACGGCGACGACGACTTGATCCCGATCACCGACTCCGACGCGCTCGACGTCATCGACAACGGCAAAGACGCGCTCCCGATCTGGGAAAACTCCCTCAACGAAGCCCAGAAGATCTACGCCGAAGTGAAATCCCGATGGGCGCAAGACCACTTCTCTCTTCACGGCGAAGAGTGGCCGGCCGCCTTCGACCCGAGCTTCGAGTTCACATCGGTCAAGCCTATGCCGGGCGACCCGCACGACGCGAAGACGATCTACATCCCGGGGATGCGAGATCACGAACGCCAGTCATTGAACGACATCGCCGAGACGATCCGCGACTACCGCGAGACATTCAGCGTTGATACGCCAGAAGCATTGCTAGAAAAACTCGACTCACTCGTGGCCGACAACTCGCCTTCTTGGATCTCCGGGTTCAGCCGCAAGAAGGACTACACGACCTACGACGACGCGCTCCAGTGGGCTTACGACGCCGCACGCGAATCAGACGAGTTCTCGTCGGGCACCACTCTCGAATCGCTCGACGACGGGCTTCGGCAGATCGCCAGCGACGCAAACACCAACGGTCCGATCGCAAGCTGGCGGTCCACCGGAGGGGGAGCTAAATCGCTCGCCGACGGGCTTTCGCCCGGGGACATTTTTTCCGGCGAAGGTTTTCTTTCAACGAGCGCTAGCCCGACGTTCGCGGTAGACTGGAAGGGATCCGCCATCAAGACGCTCTGGAGATTCGTCGGTAGCTCCGGCGCCCCAATCGACCGCGTCAGTTCGGCCGGCGGCGAGTACGAAATCCTTTATCCTCACAGCGCCAGCTTTCGCGTCGCCAACGTCGCAAAAGACGTCACGATCGAGAGAACGAACGGATCGCGGTACACCGGCATAACGGTCGTCGATCTCGTGGAGACAGAGGACGAATGAGTTACGTTTTCAACCCCGACGGAACCCCAAAGAACGACGCCGCGAAGGCGGAGTGCAAGCGATGGCATGCCCGCACCTATAAGGAACTGGCGGCCAGGAAAGCCAGGATCCGAAAGATCATCGCTGTCCCCCGGAGCTAGCCATGCAGATCACCCGCAAGCCCGGCGAGCCCTTTGCCGAATACGCCGCGCGAGCCCGGCAAGTCGAGGCGGCAGTCGGGTGCCCGGCCCCGCCGCCGACATTCGCCGGCTTGTTCGCGCTAGCCGCAGTCGCACCGACCGAGTCGCGGGCCTTGAATCCATGCGGTCAGATCGCCGGCGGGCGCTTCGGATCGGGGAATACCTGCGCTGCCGGCGACGGGTCCGACACCCCGGAGGTCGACCGGATCTTGATGGTCAAAGTTCCGCCGGCCGAAGCGGCCGACATCCAGAAAGCCGCCATCGCTGCGCTTCCTGACCTAAAGCCGATCGCGACCGACGATCTCCATGTCACCCTTCTTGGCTACGGACTCGCCGACGGGCTGAAAGGGAAGAAGCTCCCGCCGTTGGGGTTCCGCGTCACGCTCGATCCAAGTCAGGTCTACGTCGTCGAGCGGTACGGGAAGAGGTCGGTCTTTGCTCTCGTGAACGAGCAGGAAGCACTCAGGGCTTACGTCGGATCGCTCGGAGAAGAGTACGCGACTGCGGAGCCGACGCGACCGTTCCATGTCTCGGTCGCGAACCGCACCGGAAAGCCACTCGACTCCGTCGGCGGGCATGAAGGGAATCACGTTACCCGTGACGCGAAGCGGCTATCGCTGCCGCTGCCGGCCGAGTCCCGAGCCTTGAACCCCTGCGGTCAGGTCGCCGGCGGATTGTTCGGTCCGGGCAACACCTGCGCCGCTGGAGACGGGAGCGCCCCCGCCGCAGAGACCCCTGCCCCGTCGCAGACGGGCGGTCCGCAGCCGGCCCGGCATAAGGCTCCGACGCCCCCGCCCGAGTTCGTCGGCGCTGCGAAGTCATGGGAGGAAGTGCGGAAAGAGCACATCAAAGACTTCAACCGCATGCGAAAGCGGATCATCGCCCTTCAGGGCTCGGCCAAAGAGAAGTATCTCGCCGCCGTCGAGTGGAGACGCAACGCACAAGACGCGATGGAGAAGTGGCAGGAAGCCCTCGACAAAGCCTATCTCGAAGAACAGGTCGCGAGCGAGGCGGCAACCCGGGCTTCCATGGATCCGGCAGTCAGCAAAGAAGAGAAGCTAGCTCTCGTCGAGACCGCGTCGAAGCTCGCCAAGATCCGGATCCAGATCGCCATGGCCGGCGACGACATGCAGCGTGACATCGACAACGCGGTCTTCAACTACGAAAAGGTCAAGGAAGCCAACCGAAACATCGCCGCCAAAGTTCTCCGCGAAGAAGTCGGCCGAGTGCTCCGCGAAGACGGCGGCAAGGCTCTGGAAGCATCCGCCGCCGCTCGCCGGGAACAAATGGAGTTTTCGAGGACTGACCCCACGCGACTCAGCGGCGACGCGAGCAAGCTCATTGGCGGCGTCGGGCAAAAGCACGCCGCCGCGAGCGTTGCCGCGTACCAAGCGTCGGAAGCCGCGCAGAAGAATCTCGAAGAGTCCGACAAGTTCCTCCGCGGGATCGCGCACCCGCTCATTCATCGTCGGGCGCTTACCGCGCCGGTCGAGTACGACCCCAAGAGGGATCGAGCGTCCGCGGGTTACGGCAACGACATCGAATACCACAAGAAGCTCGTCGAAGCGGAGACGATTTGGGCGCAAGGCGTCGCCCCGAGCCTCGATCGGGTATTGCAGCTAGCGTCCGAGTCATCCACGGCTGGCACTACCTATCTGAACCCAGGCGATTCGGCGTCGACGGTCGCTCACGAGTACGGACACCAGATCGAACACGCCAACCGAGAAGCCCGTGATCTCGCATGGGACTTCTCGATCGCGAGAACCGCCGGGAGCCCCGAGGTCAAGCTCAAGGAGAAATACCCCAACTCGATCTTCACCGACGACGAGATCGGCCGGGCCGATGACTTCGCGAAGGCGTTCGCGGCGGCCCGGCTGGAAGGCTCCGCAGCCGCCGAACATTCGGCTCTCTACACCGGGAAAAGATACGAAAGCCGACGATCGACCGAAATCGTCTCGATGGGCGTAGAACTTATGAAGGCAGACGGTGCGGCCTTCGCGATTGCCGACCCGGAATACTTCGATCTCATTGCCGGCATCCTGACCGGCCGGGCGCTGACGCAAACCCGAGGGGCTTTCGCCAGAGCCAGACAAGGCACGCCGATCAACACGGGGAGCTAGCCCATGCAGGCGATCATCAAGACGAAGCACGGCTCTCAGTTCACGATCACCCAGGCCGCGGACGGATACGCCGTCACCGGCGACGGCGACGAGACGCTCGCGAAGTCACTCGCCCGCATGGCCGCGATTGCCGCCGCCAGCTACTCGCCCGCGTTCGGGAGCCGGCTTGCATACGTCGCCGGGGAAGTTGCTCGCGGCGCCGGGGGGACGGTCGTCTCGGTCTCTGTGCCAGAGAACCCGGCCGGCACGGTCCACTGACGCTAGCTTGCCCGATTCGGGCGGCCGGCGGAAAACTCCAAGACAAACCCGTCTTGGAGGCATCGATGCCCGCCCCCGAATTGGTCAGACCGGAGATCGAGTCGCGTTGTCTCGACACCGATCTCGGTCGCCCTCGCGTCTACACCCGCGCGTCGGACGCTCTCGGCGAGTGCGAGCTTCGTTGCCTTTCCAGCAAGCCGTGCCCGGTTTGCGCTGCCAGGAAGCGCGGCGACCCGGTGATCTCCGGGTACGCGACCGTCTGGGACAGTGAGTCGAGGGATCTCGGCGGCTTCGTCGAGACGGTCTCCCCCGGGTCGTTCACAGAGGTCTTGAACCGCTCGATGAACGGCACCGGCGACAACATCGCCGCCCTCTACAATCACGACAAAGCCGTCGTGCTCGGTCGTCACGGCGCCGGGACGCTCAAGCTCTCCCAGGACACGATCGGTCTCCGGTACATCTCCCCACCGCCGCGGCACAACTGGTGGGTCGCCGAGTTGATCGATCGCGGTGACGTCACCGGATCTAGCTACAGTTTCGCCAACGCCCGCAAGCACGAGCAGTGGTCGCCGCGATCTGCCGCCGGTCTCCCCCGGCGAAACCTCACGGGCTTCACCCGTGTCATCGACGTCGGCCCCGTGCTCTTCCCGGCGTTCTCCGGGACGGAGGGGCATGTCGCCGCCCGTGCGATCGACACGGCGCGGGCTCTCCAGACTCGCGTATCGGTCGCGTTCCCGAAGGCGCTGGCCTTCGTGGGTTGGGCTCGCGAGAAGGGGCTCGCCAGCCGTAGCGTCGGCGACTGCGGCCAGGACAACGACGGTCGGTTCGGCCGCGGCAACACATGCGCGAAGGGGGACGGCGGAGGGAAGAAGGGCACCGTCGAAGTGAACGACGCCCCGAAGGTCGCCGCCGGCAAAGACGGCACCAAGGACGCCGGCGGAGACTGCTGCTCGAAGCAGCAGATCGAGTCTTTCGCCAAGGAGCATGACCATGGCGCGAAGTGGAACGCCGCGATCGGGGCTTTTGTCCCAGTCGACCAGAAGCCGATCGAGAATCTCCACATCGCCAACGCCGCCGCGATCGCGAAGCGGATCGGCGTCCCCGATTCCATCGGCGACGCGCGAATCAAGGAAGTCAACTCCGCCAACACTCTCCGCGAGCTAATCGCCGACTCCCGGGCCGCCGCCCCTGCCTTCGAGAAGATGGTGAGGGATGCCGCGAAGGCCGCCGGCGGAAAGCCTTTCTTCGGACCGGAGGACAAGCACATCCTCAAAAGCCCGAAGAAGGTCTCCGAGAAGATCGCCCGCAAGCAAATGGACTTCTACAACAAGCAGAAGGCCGCCGGAGTGGAGCGGCCGATCGTTCGCACGAGGACGCAGCAGATCCAACTCCTCGACGACGTCGTCCGCGGCTCGATCATCACCGACACCCCGGAGAAGCTCGGGGCGGCGATCCGCAAGTTCAAGAGCGACGTCGAGAAGAGCGGTGGCCGAGTCGAGATCGATA